CCATTGGATAAACGTTAAGAAAACAGACAGCAGCACAAACGCGGTAACCGTAACTTCTGCGAGTGGCTTTATAGATGGTGTTACATCCATTGTAATAGGTAAGCAATATGAAGCGGTTGATTTTTACGCTGATGGTACAAACGCTCACATACGATGACATATAGTAGACAATTAAGATGGCAACTAAAAAAGTAGCATTTAAAGTAGAGGTCGATACTTCAGACGTATCGAAGAACGTTGATGAAACCAAAGATTCAATTGAGGACTTAGGAAAAGCCACGGAGAAAACCTCCACAGAAATGAAAGGCGGTTTTAAAGCTGCTGAACAAAGTACCAAAGGTTTAGGGCAATCAATAGGTGGTCTTATTAAAGCGTTAGGAGTGGTCGGGGTTGCTTTGGCGGCGTTCTCTTTTATGAAGGACATCCTCGCAAAGAATCAGAAGATAATGGACGCGCTTTCTACCGCTTCACTTGCTTTTGAAATCGTACTTAATAAACTATTCACAGCCGTTGAGCCAATAGGTGAAGCGATGAAATCAGCTTTTGAAGACCCCAAGAAAGCGGTGGGAGATTTATGGGAAGCTATTAAAGAAAATATAGTAAACAGGTTAGATGGTTTTATTTTAGCTGTACAGGCGGCAGGTAAAGTAATAGAATCCGCTTTCAAATTTGATTGGGACGCAGCAGAAGAAGGTGCTAAAGATTTCGGGTCTGCACTTATACAGATAGGAACGGGACTTGATGAAGGACAACAGAAAGCACTTGTAGAAACGATTAAAGATTTTGCAACTGAGGTCAAAGAAGGAACGGTTGCGGCTATTGACCAAGCAGGCGCGTTAACAGCTTTAAGAAACGAGGTTACACTTTTGGAGGCAAGTCAGAAGAAAATCCAAATGACCTACCAACGGGAAGCGGAACTTCAAAGGCAGCGAAGGGATGACATCAGGCTAACGCTTGACGAACGGATAGAAGCAAATAATAAGTTAGGTGAGATTCTAAACGACCAGATAAAGGTTGAGGAAGTAACAGCAAAGAAGCGGTTAGAGTTAGCGATAAAAGAACGCGACCAATTAGGCGCGAATACTGAACGGCTCGCAGCCGTAGCAATAGCGGAAGGTGAACTTGCTGACCTACGTGAAAGGATAGCAGGACAAGAAAGCGAACAGAAAACAAATCAAGCGGCACTTGAAAAAGAACTATTTGATATTCAACAGGAATTGAGATCTGCGGCATTGTCAGGTAGAGAAAAAGAACTGGAGGATTTAGATATTTATTATGAGGCACTCGCAGAAAAAGCAAGGTTAGCAGGTGAAACAGATGTAGAGATAGAAGCCGCAAGGGTTAACGCTTTAGCCGACCTAAAAGATAAATTTAGAAAAGAGGATTTAGAAAAAGAAGAGAAAGCGGCAGCAGAAAAGATAGCGATAGAAGAAAAGACTTCAAACGTAAGAATCAAAGCTGCAACAGAAGTGGGTAGCGCGTTAGGGGCAATAGGTCAATTGATAGCCGAACAAGGTCAGGCGGGTTTAGTAGCGTCTAAAGTATTGGCGGTTGCTCAAATTGCTATTGATACAGCTACGGGTATTTCAGGGGCAATTTCTGCCGCTGCTAAATCGACAAACGTTTATGAGATGATTGCGGGAATCGCTGCGGGAATTGCTGCGGTTATTTCGGGGGTAGGGCAAGCAACGGCAATACTTAATACTGCAAATATACCTGGACCATCTGCAAGCGTTCCAAATGTTTCAAATGTAACCGCTTCCGCGCCTTCATTTAGTCCTGTTTCCACCAACACGACAGAGTTAGGAAATACAGAGCAAGCAGAACTTGCACCTATTCAGGCGTTCGTTGTTGAAACGGGAATAACAGGAAGCCAAGAGAACGTTAACCAAATAGAAGGACAGGCAACCTTTGGTACAGATGGTTGAACAAAAAGAACAATTTAATATTTACTGATATGAAACTACCACTTATAAGCCTAACGATAGACGAGGAATCTGAAACGGGTGTAGAATTTATCGCACTTGTGGACACCCCTGCAATAGAACGCGAATGGATGGCATTTGGAAAACAGACCCAACGCTTCAAGATTCAAGACAAGGAAAAGCGCGTAGTATCGGGCGCGGTCATGGTGGCAAACCTTCCAATTTATCGCGAAGATGAAAACGGTCAGGCGTTCTATGTGAAGTTCGACCCTGACACAATTGAGAAAATAGTCCATAAGTTCTTTAAGACCCAACCAAGTGACGCGGTTAACTTGATGCACGAAACCGAAGTTGACGGGGTGTATATGTTTGAGAGCTTCATAATTGACGAACGCAAAAGAACACCAGAAGGATTCGACAAACTACCCAACGGTTCATGGTTTGGAAGTTTCAAAATTGATAACGACGAAGTGTGGGAAAAAGTAAAGGACGGAACTTTTAGAGGGTTCTCAATTGAAGGAATCTTCGTAGATAAAGCACAACAGGACGTAGACGAAAAGCTACTCAATGAAGTGATACGGGTGCTGTCCGAAGAAAATATTTGAAACAAAAGACAAGAATTAATATTTACGGATATAAAGACCAAACTATGGACATTAAAAAGATAGTAACAGACAACCTTCCTGCAATCAAAAAGCTGTTGAAGTTTGAAGATGAGCAAACAGAAGTGAAAGCCGAAGACGTAAAAGCCGTTGATGGAACACTTTTGAGAATCGAACCAGGAGTTGAAGTAGGTGCATCGGTTGAAGTTATCGGTGAAGATGGTCAATTGGTAGCCGTAGCAGATGGTCAAGTAGAGTTAGAGGATGGCACTCTATTGAGTGTTGAAGGTGGAATCATTGTAGAGGTACAAGCGGTTGAAGGTGACGAACAAGAGGAAGAAATGAGCGAGGTAGTTGAGGAAGTAGCTGAAGCCCCTGCTTTTGATATTGAGAAACTACAAGAGCAACTGATAAACAAACTAAATGTAGCAATCACCGAAAAGATTGATCGATTGAAGTTTGCTAAAGTTGAAGAAATCGAAACATTGAAAGCTGAGAACACGCAACTAAAAGAAGCCTTTACCATGACGGTTAAGATGCTTGAAAAGTTTGAAGCTACTCCAGTAGAGCAACCAAAGAAAACACATAGAAACCCATTTAAACAAGAAGCCTCAAAAGTAGACTTCTCTAAACTCTTAAAGAAAAAATAGCATGGCATCAGGATTTACAGGTGGACTTTCAGGTCTTACCACTTACGTAGAAGAAAATAACTTTCCATTAACACGGGCGGCTGTATTAGGCGCAAAGATGATGGATTTAGTTACAGTTGTCCCGAATGTAAAGGGCGACCAAAAGCTACCACAACTTTCACAGACTATCTTCTTTCAGACTGATAGCTGCGGATTCAACGCTTCAGGTGGAACAACCATTTCTCAGAGAACACTATCTCCTGGAAAGATGAAAGTTAATGACGCTTGGTGTCCTAAAGACCTTGAGCCTTATTACATGGTTCAGGATATGAAAGCAGGCGCACACTCTGAAAGCGTAGAACCTGCGGACGTATGGGGCGCAATCATGGACGATTACGCTGATAAGATCGGTGCAGCTAACGACATAGCAATATGGCAGGGTGACACATCCACAGGAACAGGTAACAACCAGTTCTATAATGGATTCATTGATACCATTGGAGCAAGTTATACAGACGCTAACACAGGTGGAACACCATTAACTACCCTTTACACCGAAGCAGCAGCAACGGAACTTGTAGAGCGTATTTACAGAACAGCTTCAAGCAACGGACTTTCTGAAGGTGAAGCAGGAATCTTGTTCGTAGGTTATGACACTTATTCTTGGATTTATCAAGGACTTGTGAACGGTGGAAGCACTAACGGGGTTCAGATCAATTCAGGCGCGAATGGAGAACCAGACGCAGACCAAAGTATCGGCTTGACCTTTCCAGGTTACAATATGAAGATTGTACCCGTACAAGGATTGAACGGACTTGAGAAAGCGTACTTCGGTAAGCCTTCAAATATGTTCATCGGTGTAGATGCTGAATCTGACTTCGAGGCGTTTGAAGTTTGGTACAGCAAAGACGATAGACTTGTGAAATTGGCACTTGAGTTCAAGGTAGCCACACAGGTAGCATTCCCTGCTGAGATCGTAGCAGTAGTAATATAAACAACTTAAAACCACTATTAAATGGCTTGTGCATTAACAACAGGATTTAGCTTAGATTGCAAGGATGCGATTGGTGGTATTAAGTCTGTACGCTTTGCGAGTTTGTCAGATTGGGAAAGTTTAACACCTTCCTACTCAACAGGCGCGGTAACGTTTGGCGCACCTTCAACGGTGTTCTACAAGTACGAACTGGATAAGGAGGAATCATCTTTTAACGATGACCCGACACCAGGAAGCAACAGAGGTACTTTATACTATGTTCCTGCTATTACTTTCATCCTTTCAAAGTTGGATGTAGCTAAACGTAACGAAATGCAACTACTCGCAAAGAATAGAGTGGTAGCAATCGTTGAAACACGCGAAGCAACACCGACCTATTGGGCGATAGGACAAACTAACGGACTCGACTTATCCGCAGGGGTAGGAGGTTCAGGAGTAGCAGCAGCAGACCTTAACGGCTATACAATGACCTTCACAGGAATGGAAGCAGACCCAATGGTAAACGTTTCAAGCGGTGACTTGTCAGGGATAACTAACTAAGAATATTTCGTTCTCTTTCTTTTTAGGGGGTGGCTTCACGGCTACCCTCTTTTTTTTGGTTTGAAACAAAACCACGCATTTTATATTTACGGTTATAAGACTAAACTATGGCAACTACAATAACAGCAGCAGATTTAACGGTAACAGTAACAGAAGCGGTTACGCTCAACGGTCAGAATCAAGGCGGCTCGCATACTTTGACAGTATCAAGCGTTACTCAAACGGCTCGAAACATTGTTAACATCGGGACATCAGTAGCGGATATTATCGGCTTCGGGTCTGTCAATGCTCAAGGTTCTTTTATTCGTACATCGGTTAAGTACATCCGAATTACCAACTTAGACGATACTAACTTTATAGTGTTGGGATTCTCAAAGACGGGTGCGGACACTTTCTTCGTAAAGTTAGAACCTGGAAAAACATGGATGGCAGGTAATGACGACTTACAGATAGACGCTTCTGGTGGTGCTTTTAGCGCGTTTGTAGAGGCTGATAATGTTAGCGCAATGGCAGACACCGCAGCGTGTGACTTGGAATACTTTGTAGCCCTTGTATGATACGCTTAACGAAGGCAACGGCTAACGCGGTGACCGTAACCACTACGGAAAAGGGAACTGCATCTAACTACCTGTTTGAGTTTCAACACTTGACCACGTTAGCGAAGTCTTATTGCGTTCAGCAAGATACATCAGCCTTTCAAGATAGATACAATCAATTTGAAATAACCGAGCAAGCAAGTCCAACGCCTGCAGATGGTGAGGTAGAATTAGACACGGGCGAAGTAAAGTACACGATTTACGCCAATTCAAGCTCTACCAATATCGACCCCACAGGACTGACAGCTTTAGAGGGTGGTATGTGCATCGTAACAGGCACGACAACAGACCCAACGGAATACGATTACAATCCAAATTATGTAGTGTATAATGGATAAAACTTTTGTAATAAAATTAAGCGACCACAAAGTACCAGAGTTCAAAGAAGAACGCTCGAAAAAGTGGGTAATCTACGGGGCGAAAGGAGATTACAGAAACCGCTATCCTGACTATCTGTTGAACCTCTATAACTCATCAGCGAAGCATCACGCCATTATCAATGGTAAGACTGACTACATCTATGGAAATGGATTTAGAATTGATGAGAGTGGCTTAAATATGGAGAACGTAGCTATCCTGAACGAGTTTGTCAGTAGTCCTAACCGTGACGAATCACTAAACGAGATATTAGCAAAATGTGTCTTAGACTTTGAAATCTATAACGGGTTCGCATTAGAGATTATCTACAACCAAACGAACGAAAAGATAGCCGCTATACACCATGCGGAGTTTAAGCAGTACCGAAAGTCAAAGGATGGGGACTTTTACTTTTATTCTGATGATTGGAGTAAGGGACAACCAACCGTTGAAGTAATAGACGCTTTCGACTACAACAGACCAAAGGGAAAGCAGCTACTTTATGTAAAGGCTTATCACCCAATGGCTCAGGCTTACCCACTTCCTGGATATTTAGGTTGTATTCCGTACATTGAGGTTGATAGAGAGATAGCAAACTACCAACTGAACGCTATAAAGAACAACTTCCAAGCAGGGAAGATGATCAATTTCTTTAACGGTCAACCATCACAAGAAGAACAGGGTGTAATTGAACGAAAGTTAGAAGATAAATTCACGGGTACGGATAACGCTAACTCGTTTATCCTGAATTTCAACGATTCAAAAGAACAAGGCGCAGAAGTCATCAACTTAGATGGTAATGATTTCGCAGACCGTTACCAAATCTTAGAAAAGACCACACAACAGAACATCTTTACGGGTCATAGAGTTACATCGGGCGAGCTATTCGGAGTAAAAGAGGAAGGTATCTTTTCAACCCGTAACCAATTAAGGGACGCTTACGAGTTATTTCAGAATACCTACGTAAACAACCGACAGGAACAAGTGTTAGCGGTGTTTAATGGACTCGCTGAGATTCAAGGCTTTGTAGGTCGTTTGGATATTATGGACACCGAGCCAATAGGCGTAGAGTTCTCAGAACAGACTAAAGTTTCCGTAATGACAACGGACGAGATACGCGAAGAAATCGGACTTGAGCCACTCCCAAAAGCCGAAGCAATGGCAAAGGAAAGCGAGGACGATAATTCAGAGTTCAGAGTAACAGAGGCTTTCGCTGCTTGCGGTGAATCAGTCAATGATGACTCTATAATATGGAGGCGACAGGTTGACTTTTCTTCTGACAAAGCGGTAGAAGTTTCCGAAGATATTATAAGACGTTTTGGATTCGGTACGGAAGCGTTTGACATGGCGGTCCTGGACCTGTTAAAGAAAGACCCTACTCTATCTTGGGAGGCGATAGCTTTACAGATGGAAACAACAGCCGACAAAGTACTACAAGCGGTCAGAAACCTTGCAGCATTGGACTATCTAAATGTTGCGG